GCTTCGCTGCTCCACAAAAATCACTCTTTAAAAGTACAAGCGCGTGAGAAGATCAATGAGTTTCAAAGCGAGTACATCAAGGCTTTTGATGCAGGTAACCTGACTCCTGCTGAGTACAGCTATAAGCACCACTTCACGCAATTGCATGATGAGTTTGGTTGCGCTATGTATGGCCGAGAAATGACTCTAGCCAAAGGTGCGATTGTTGTTGGCAGGATCCATAAACACCCCGTAATCAACGTATTGCTTAAAGGCAAGCTGGCTGTTGTCTCTGAGAATGGGCGCAGGGTTGTTGAAGCCCCATGCGTTTATGTATCAGAGCCAAATGTCAAGCGCGTTGGCTATGTGCTGGAAGACTGTGTGTGGCTTAACGTACTAATGACCAAGCAAGTAGGAGAAGAGAACTTAGACGACATCACTGATTTTCACACCGCCAAAACATATGAAGAGGTTGGTCTGATTGACTCAACCAATAAGCCATTGGAAGTGAAATAACATGTCATTTTTTATCGTTGTTCCAGCAGCAGTAACTTATTATGGCGCAACAGCGATTGGCACTGCCGTTGCATCTTTTATTGGTATTGGTAGTGTTACCGCAGCAACAGCCACAGCGATTGGTGCAGCAACCATTGGTGCTACTTTTTCTGCATTGAAGGGGGACAAGCCAGAGGACATTCTTAAAAATGCTGTTTTGGGTGGCATCACTTCGTATGTAGGTGGAACTGTTGGAAAGACCGTATCGCAGTCGGTGTCAAAAAACGTAGCTCAAAATTTAATTTCAAGCGGGGTAAGCCAAAGTACAGCAAACGCAATGGCTACGGTGCTTGGAAGCGCATCTTCTGCTGCTATTACAGGCGGTACATCGGCGCTTCTTCAAGGCAAAAACCCAATTGATGCCATGTTGAAATCTGGATTGACGGCTACATTGAGTGGGGGTATTGGGCTTGCAGTAGATAAAGTAACTGGCAGCATTCCGGGTTTTAGCGATTTATCTTCTACCGCTTCTGGAGCAGCGCTTTCGCGTGCGACAAGTAGCGCTATTGCAACGTCTGTTCTTGGTGGCGATGCAAGTCAGGCTTTTGGAAGCTCACTGATAGATTCTTTTATTAAGACCGTTGGGCCAGACGTAAAAAATGCGCTTAAAGACGCCGGAACTGCTTTAAAAGATTCGGCATCAAAAGTTTCTTCCGCACAAGACGAAATCAACAACAACATAATTCGTCAGCAGGCTATTGCTAAAGATTACGAAGACACAATTAGCCCGTTACAAAAACAACAAGATGCAGCGCAAACCGCAATTGATAAGTACAACGATTACAAAAATAAATATGATAATTACTATACTGTATATAATAGATCAGAAGAGGAAGAAGACGATTTAGGTGACTTTAGACAAAGAGGCTTTAGATCAATTTGGGTGGACGACGAAGGCAATAGAGCACCAGATAAGTCTACATTACTGAGCCGTGCAAATTCTGCCGCTGAAGCGGCCAACGGTTTAATTGAAAAATTTAATGCAGATTACTCTACTGCCAAACCTAAAATTGATAGTTTGGATGCTGATTTTAAATCAGTCAAAGCAACTTATGACACTTTAAAATCAGACCTTGATAACACTTACCAGCCAGCGCTTGATGCGGCGTTAGATGATTTTAATAAAACAGAATATGAAAATACTGCTTTAATTTCTGAAAAGCTACAAGACTACCAAAAGGCTTCAGACAAGTACAAAGAGTTGTATGGCAGAGACCCCACTGCTGAAGACATGGGCAAGGTTATTAAATCAGATACAACTGATTATGTGAAGGCTATTGAAGAGCGGTACAAGGTTGATAGCCCTGTTATAGATATTAATGGCATAATCGATAATGGACTTAAAAGCGTCCAACTCGCGGGCCTCCCAGCAGCAGCCGTGAATGTATACGCTGAATCAGCATTTAAGAATGCGGAACCGATACTGAGGAGGGTGGTGGAGGCCGCAAATGACCCGAACTACAAGGTGTTGCTGCCTAAAATCGAGGAGACACTGGCGCGAGCCGGGGTTACCATCGCTGAGTTGGCTGGTAGGCTCGCCCCCGCCACGCTTGCGGCGACGCTTCTGACGTACAGTCCCAATGCAGGCGACCCGAATGAGGCTAAAGAACTCGCAGATAGATTTAAGAATTACACCGGTTACAACCCGACCAGTGTGCTGCTGCCATCGAGGCCCATAACTCCGACGCCCGCCACTCCGACGCCCGCGCCGCCTGCGAATGTCGTTACTCCGATTTCGACACCCACTACTGGAACGGTCACGGACCTTGGACCACTGCCCCCGATTGAGTCTCCGGTTGAGCCCCCGTTATCGGAGCTTGTGCCGCAACCCCCAGTAGTCACCCCGCCGGTGGTGGAGGTGATAGCGGAGACGCCCCCCATCCGCGAGACAGAACCAGAGCCGGTGGTAAACCCGGATGATTTCTCGTCCGTGTTGGCCCCGCCCCCACGACCTAACACGGAGCCTTCTCAAACTCCAACGGTCGCTCCAACACCTACCATAACGCCAGAGCCTTTCACTCCCGCGCCGGTAACTCCCGCGCCGGTAACTCCCGCGCCGGTAACTCCCGCGCCGGTAACTCCCGCGCCGGTAACTCCCGCGCCGGTAACCCCCACGCCTGTTACCCCGACACCTGTAACCCCGACACCTGTAACCCCGACACCTGTGGTACCTGAACCGGTTAAAAATCCGGACGACTTCTCGACGATTCTGAACCCCACGCCCGTGTCACCTGTGACGCCGGTCACCCCCGTCCCAGTCTCCCCAACGCCAGTTGTGCCCGAGCCAGTTACGCCCATCCCTGTGACGCCGACGCCAGTGATAGTGACGCCCGAGACGCCGGTTACTACACCACCACCGGTCGCTCCGGTTACGCCACCACCAACGACGCCCGAGCCTGAGCCCGAGACCCCGTTAGTACCAATCACCCCTGCACCGCCGCCGCCGGACAGCACTGTCACCCCGGTAGTGACACCACCGCCGACCACCCCGACTAAGCCGACCACCCCGACTACCCCAACAACGCCGAAAGCGCCAACTACGCCGACGCCCTCGAACAAGTATACGTTGCCCACCACTACGGAGCCGACGTATTCGGCCAAAGAGCATGATCTGCTCGCCACGTGGCTCGGCGGTACATTCACTGACGCGGCCCCGAAATCCGCACTCGCTGCATTATTGATGGGAAAACAAGCTATGAACCAAGAGAACCAACTGTTCTCCGCGCTGCGTCAAGCGTCGGGGGAAGATGCGGAGCAATCCTCGCCGAACTCGGGATTCTACTCCTATGGCTCGGAACCGTCCGCCTCGGAAGTACTCGCCCCGTATATGCACGGGGGGACTGTACACACTATGGCCACCGGTGGTAAAATGGTGGCTTCCCCACTCATGGCGGCGGCGACAGGCGGCGATGCAGAACACAAAGGGTCACACTATGTGCAAGGCGCGGGCGGCGGTCAGGACGATCTCATCCCGGCCAAGCTCGCGGACGGCGAATATGTGCTGGACGCCGAGATCGTGGCGGCGCTGGGCGATGGGTCCAACAAGCGTGGGGCCGAAATCCTGGACAAGTGGCGCGAGTCGATTCGCAAGCATAAACGCAGCGGCCCGATCGGCACCATACCGCCCAAAGCCAAGTCGCCACTGGCGTATATGAAAGGCATCAAATGAGCTTGTTGCAAGGTGAAGCACTACCGAATATCACCACGACCAAATCGGTAGCTACTAAGGGGCCGGACTGGTACGAGACTTACCTCAAGGACCTAGCCAGTGCCGGGACTAGCGCGATGGGGAAAACGGGCGACCAGCTCGTCGCGCCGATGTCCACGTTGCAGTCGGATGTGCTCACCGAAGCCAAAAAGCCCGGAGCGCTGTCGGGCTACACCACAGAGCTGGATAAAGCCAAAGATAACGCAGATCTCGCAGCCCAAGGTATTACGCCGGAGCTGATTCAGCAATACATGAACCCGTATATCGGGTCAGTAAATAACGAAATGGCGCGACTCCAGCAGGAGAACATCCAGCGGAACCTGCTACCATCGTTGAAAGGCGCATTCACTGCAACCGGCGGTGCGGGCAGCTCCCGCATGATGGGGGCGTTGGGCCAAATGGGGGCGGACCAGCAAGCGAACCTGTTGGGGGCGCAGACCAAATCGCTGCAATCGGGCTACGACTCGGCGCTGCAAGCGGCACTGAACCAAGCGAAGCTCTACGGCACTGCGGCGGAGACGCAAAAAGGGCTGGCAACCACAGAGCAGGACCAATTGCTGAAAGATTTGGCCTCGCGCTACGAGCTGGGTGGTAAAGAGCAAGCGTTTGGCCAATCTAAAATACTCGCACCGCTGGCTGCGGCTAAATCGTCGGCGGATGTGTTCGCTAACGTCAAAGTTCCGTCCACCGTTGCTGAGACCGCCAGTGCCCCAATACCCGGTGCGTACTCGAACTCACCACTGTCGCAGATTTCCGGACTCGCCTCCCTGTTCGCATCGGGTTCGCAAGGAACGAGTGCCGCGACCGGGTTCACCAACTGGCTCAACTCCATATCCCCGAATTGGAAGGACTGGTTTAAAACCCCGACCGACACCACCGGCGGTTCGAATACTACTGGACCCGGACCCGTCCCCGGCGACCCGGATTACGTGGCGGAGCCGATATATCCGGGCGATCTCGAAGAGCCGACTGTGCCGATCGATGAGATCCCGGAAATGCCGCCCATTTAAGGACTGAACATGGCCGAAACCGTAGAAGATACTGGAAGCGCCTACAGCCCACTGCTGGCGCAGATGCTGAAGATCGACCCCAACAAGATTGGGAGTGTGTCGTTGTCGGCGCTAGGGAAGCAAGCCTACGGGGCCGATACGGAAGAATACAAGAACGCACGGGCCGAGGTGGAAAGAGCCCGTACTATGATGGAGTCGGCGCTTCAGGACCGTAAAGGTCGCATTGACCCAACCATGCTGGCGCTCGCCCAAGGATTCCTTGCTCCTACTCGTACCGGCTCGTTCGGCGAGTCGCTCGGTACCGCAGTGGGTGGGTACAACAAAGCGCAAGAGGCGGAGGGGGACCGGAACGCGCAACTGGCCAAGATGCGCTACGATCTCGCACTCCAGTCGATGAACGAGGAGAAGCAAGCGGCGCAGCTGGGCCTTAGTGTGGTCTCGAAGCTTACCCCGAAGATGACCGCGTACCAGCAGCAGGTACAATCTGAGGGTATCGACCCGAGGTCGCCCGAAGGGGTGGCAAGGGTTAAAGACCTGTTGGCCACCGATAAGGCGACGCCGGAGCAGAAGGATTTCGCTGCGCAGTCGGGTCTGCCGCTGAATGACCCTGGATTCGCCGCACGATTCCGAACGTTCCAGACGACCAAGCCGCTGCGCGATGTGGCGGCACGCATGGGGCTCAACCCCGAGAATCCGGAAGACCGGGTGAAGGTGGAAGCTCAGATGCAGCGCGAATCGTTCACGGCGCAAAATAAGGACGTGGCGGATGCGCTGTCCACGTTCGGGGGCTCCCCGAGCAACCCCGCCGATTTAGCGCGAGCGCAAAAGATTGTTCAAGCCTCGAAGTTCCGAGCCGAAAACAAGCTCGTGGCGGATGCGCTGTCCACATTCGGGGGTGATCCGCTAAACCCGCAGGATTTAACTCGAGCGAACAAAATCGTGGCCGAAAATCTGCGACTGGAGCAGGACAGCAAGAACGTTTCGATGGCCGCGATGCGGGCGCAGACCATACGGACTAAGCAGGAGATCGATGACCACCTCCGTACGGGCGACATGGGGGCGATAGCCCGGACAGCCGCTGCGGCGGGTGTGCCGGTGGACCCCCGGAACCCGTACGCCGGGATGAACAAGATCGAGGCGGCGAAAAAACGCGAATCGGACTTGAAAGAGTCGAGCAAGTACATTAAGGAGAAGGTGGCACCATTCGTGCAGGGTATCGATGCGGATATCACCGACCTGCAACGGGCGCTGGACATTAACAAAGAGATCAGCACCGGGGTGACCTACGGACTACCGGGTGTGGGCGGGGTGGCCAAGGTGCTCTCGGGCGATCGGGCCAAGATTAACGAATTCGACTCACTGGCGGCACTCTCGGCGAAGCAGAACCGCATTCCCGGCGATTCCAATGTGTCGAACCTGGACGTCAAGATGATGCAGCTCGGTACGTTCAGCTCGGACAAGGAGCCGAGTACGAACGATACCATTATTAGGTACAAACTCGCGCAGAGGATGCGGGACCGAGACTACAACGCGTATATCACCAACTTTGCCGCCGTTAACGGGGCGATCACACCCTACGCGGAAGCCCAATGGCGCAAATACCTGAATGCGAACCCACTGACGGCGCGCGACGCTAAGGGCCGGGTCATTCCGAATACCACGATGATGACGCCGCAGCAGTACTTTAGCGCCCCGCGAGTGCAGGTGGACGCACAAGGCCGGGAGGTGGCGCAATGACTATCGAGCGAGTGATCAATGGCGTCGTTTACGAGTTCCCGGACGGCACACCCGCCGCCGTGATTCGGAAATTCGAAGCGAACAAGGCAGCATCGACCCCCGGAGCAACGCCCGCAGCGCCAACACCAGCGGCCCCGCCCGCCGCTCGGCCCGAACCGATGTTCACCGGAGCCGGAGGTGCCGCACTGCAAGGCCTCACCATGGGGTTCTCGGATGAAGCCATCGCTCGCGCACGAGCACTGGGTGGCAACCGCAGTTACGAGGACTACGTAAAAGCCGAACGGGAAGCGCAACGCAAATACGCCGAGGAGCATCCGGTCATGTCCACCGCCGCCGAGCTAGCCGGGGGTGCCCTCCCCGCCGTTCTCACTGGTGGCCTCAGCTCCATTCCCAGCGTTGGTGCCGCCGCCGTCCGGACGTTCGGCCCACGTGCCGCTGGACTGCTACTCGGCCAAGCCCCGAGCATTGGCCGGATGGCCACCGCCGGAGCGGGTTCTGGGGCTGTTACCGCAGTCGGGACGAGCGAGAAGCAGGGTGCCGAACTGGGTGCAGAGGCACTCCGTGGCACAGTCGCGGGTGGTGCTACCGCCGGAACCGTTGGGGTGCTGGGCAAGTATATCCTCGCCCCAGCATTCGGCAAGATCAAGATGGCGCTCGGATTCGGCGATGCGAACAAAGCTTCCGATGTGGCGATCGCTCGGGCGCTGGAGAAGGATGGACTGACGCCAGACCAAGCGCTGGCGAAGTTGCAAGCGTTCTCGCGTGGCGAAATGGCGCTGGCCGATTTGGGCGAGAACACCACCGCGCTGCTGCGCCGCTCAAGCGCTGCGCCCGGACCGGCCCGGATTGAAGCCAAGGGCGAGCTGGCAACACGTGAGGCCGGACGCATCCCCCGCGTCTCGGACGATATGCGCTCGCTGATGTCGGGTTCGAAGGATTTCTACACCGACGTGCAGGACTTGATGAAAAAGCGGGCCACAGATGCCGATTCGCTCTACAAAGCCGCATGGGATTCCGGCGCACAATTCAGTGCGAAGACCGCACCCGAGATCGACAAGCTGCGTAACCTGCCGACATTCAAGGAGGCGATGAAACTGGGCGCGAAACGGATGGCGGACCAAGAGCTGGACATCGCCGACCCGAAGAACACGCTGCGGGCGCTGCACGAGACCAAGATCGCACTGGACGACATGATCGGCGAGGCGGTGCGGGCGGGCAAGGGTGGTCAAGCGGGAGTGCTGATCGGAATGAAAGAGCGGATGCTGAAAGACATGGAACGCGCAGCGCCCGAGTATGGAGTGGCACGCCAAGCGTACGCAGGGGATTCGGAAATGCTGACTGCGATGAACGAAGGTCGCCGAATCTACGAGCTGCCCGAGATGGAGATGCGCAAGTTGATCGATCGATTCAAGGATTCGCCGTCCGAATACGATGCGTTCCGCTCCGGAATCGCGCAATCGATGCTAGAGAAGCTGCGCGTGGCGGGACCTACAGCGGACCCGGTGAAATCGGTGCTATCGCGGGACGCCGAAGCCAAGATTCGCCGAGCATTCCGGGACGACGCCGCATTCGATCAATTCAAGAATCGGTTAGAGCAAGAATCGACGATGCTTAACACCGAAAAAGCCGGGTTTCGCAAGACACCGCTCGATACCGATCTGGACCAATCGGCGGGCGGGGTGGGTGCCGCCGCAAACCTGTTCTCCGGTCGCCCGGTAGCCGCCGCCCAAGACGCGCTGCGCGCCACCTTTCCCAGCCTGACCGGAACTCCGCCCCGAGTGGCCGCGCCCACAGTGGCTAAGCTCCTTGCCCCTACCTCCGAATCGCAAGCGGTGATCGGCAGCATTATGCAGTCGCTGAAAGCGGACGAGGCGCGACTCCTGCAAGCGGCGCAAGCCACCACAGGGGGTGCGGCACTCACCGGCGGGCTCGCGGCCACCCGCTCGCCGAAGGACCAGTACCCCGAGTCCGAAGACACACCGCCGGGCGCTCCCGCAGCGTCGCCGCTGGGCGCTCTAGCCCAGTAGGCTACTTATATAGCCCACCGCCCCTCGAAGGGTCTTCCAGGGCCTCTCTTTGGCCCAGCTTACACGAAGCTTCATGCGCATACACGTAAGAACCCCGTGATGCCCCATAGCGTTCCATAAGATGGTACGCCGTCTGGAACGCTTCGAAGGGCTTCTTCCATTCGAAGCGGAGAGTCGTGTTCCATCGTTCCATCTGTTCCATCTATATCCCATATATCAGGTTACGAATCGTGAATTAATAACCCCCGCGTACGCGTGTAACGATGGAACAGAGGGCCTGTCGTTCGAATGGGGGAGGGCGTTCCATCTGTGTTCCATCATGGTGGAACGGTGGAACAATGACGGGGATTGATGTCCCGTCTGTGCTGTGCTATAATTCTATCAGCCCACGATGGTGGTGTCAATATATAGACGTATAGAGAGGTTTAACTATGACGAGTCTGGTTCAAGACTTTGCCAACCTGTTCTCCGGCAATCTTCGCTCATTCGGCCAGTGGCATCCGGCCAACGGCGGCATGTCCACCGAGAAGAGTGAGGTGACGCTGGAGCACTACGAGGACCATCTGAATGGTCGCATGGGGTTGGGCATCGTCCCAATCACCGATGGTGGTACGGTGCTATTCGGCTGCATCGACGTGGACAACCACGGTAAGGGTTCGGATGGCTCCGACGTGGACCTGCCCGCGCTGGTGAAGAAGATCGAGCATTACCGGCTACCGCTGGTGGCGACGCGCTCCAAGAGCGGGGGGGCGCACCTGTACTTATTCGGCGAGGAGTACCTCCCGGCTAAACTCGTTATTCGGCTGCTCAACTCGTGGCGCGACATGCTCCAAATCCCGAACCACGTGGATATATTCCCCAAGCAGGACTCGCTGGTGACGAGCAGCGGGGAGAAGACCTTGGGTAACTGGATTAACCTGTGCTACTTCCGGCAGGACGACACGGTGCGGTACGCGCTGGATGCGGAGGGCAACCGGCTGTCGTTCGAGCTGTTTATCTCCTACGCGCAGTCCAAGCGGGTGACGGCCAAGCAGTTGGAGGAGATCGCGCACCGGGAGCATCTGGAAGCACCACCGTGCATACAGAAGATGATTCACACCGGCGTCGAATCGGGGTCGCGCAATGACTCGATGTACAATGTGGTGGTCTACTTGAAACGCGCCCGCCCCGACACATTCTTCGACGACGCGATGGCGCTGAACCAGACGATGTTCGACAAGCCGCTGGGGCCAGCGGAGGCGAAGAAGGTGATTAGGTCCGCATCCCGGCGTGATTACCTGTACAAATGCGGCGAGGAGCCCTGCAAGTCGCTCTGCGATCGCAAGGTGTGCGTGACTCGCGAGTTCGGCATTTCCACCGAGGAGAGCCGCGATCTGGATGCGCACGACAGTCTACCCCAATTCACCGAGCTTATCGAGTACCTCTCGGAGCCCCCGCGTTGGGGCATCCACGTGAATGGGAAGCTCATTACAAACATTCCCACCATGGTGCTGCGCGACCCGGCGATGATAGGGACGTTGATATTCGAGCAGATGAAGATTAACATACCGAAGATGACCCAGGATGCGTGGCGGCGACGAGTCCTCGACCCACTGGTTCCCACGCTGCGCACGATTGAAGTGCCGAAGGAGGCGAGCGCGTCGGGCATTATCATGTCGAAATTCAACGAGTTCGTGCAGAAGGCGGACCTAACCTCGGACGGCACCAGCACCGAGGACCGCAAGGCGCTCTCGCGCAACATCCCGGTGGTGCAGGTGGTGGATGGCGTTCGATGCATCGTGTTCCGGGGCACGGCGTTCTCGGAATTCCTCAAGCGTAACAAGGCGGAGGTGATGACCGGGATGGACCTTTGGACCTCGCTGCGGCGCGATTGCGGGGCGAGCCACGACAAGATGCGAATACCGGGCGGCAAGCCCGTCAACGTATGGTACGCCCCAATCACCGACGAACATGAGGTACGAGTAGATGAACCCCGATTTAAATCCGAATTCTAAAGTTAGCATTGAATATGACACCCGAACCAGTCGATTTATCATTACCACCCCGGTTTGGATGGTTGAGAAGGTGCGCGGCCTTCCTAATCGCCGCTGGGACTCTCGCCGTCGGGTGTGGACTGCTCCTGCTCTACGCGCTAATAGCGAGTATCTGCTGTCCCATTTTAGCACTGACTCTTTTGCAGCTGAAGCTCAAAAGGTGGCAAATGAAACTATCGAGCGGACACGATCGCTACCAGTAGCCGCGTTCCCGGCGCTGTACCGGTTCAAAACCGAGCCGAGGGAGTACCAGCGCAAGGGGCTGGATAAGGCGTGGGAGAAGCGCACATTCGCCTACTACATGGACATGGGGACGGGCAAGACTAAAACGCTGTTGGACCTGTTCTCCGCATACTTTATTAATGGCGATATCGATCGGGTGCTGGTGGTGACGAAGCTGAGTACCAAGAAGAACTGGATGGACGAGATTCGCATCCATAGCCCTATCGAGTGCGACGTGATGGCACTGGATACATCGAAGGCGAAGGCGTTCGAGCAGTGGAACACGGCGGTGGATGGGCGGTGCAAGTTCCTGATCGTCGGCACCGAGTCGCTCGCCGCCGGGGGTGCGGTGAATCTAGCGCAGAAATTCGTTGATTGCAGCACCCGAGTCGGCATGGTGGTGGACGAGGCGCACATGATCAAGTCGCACTCGGCGGTACGGAGCAAGAATTGCGTGCGACTCGGGCTGTCGGCCAACTACAAGGTTATAATGACCGGCACCCCGGTTGCCAACGGGCCGATGGATGTGTTTATGCAGTTCGAATTCCTGGACCCCAACATCATCGGCATCGGCGACTTCTACTCGTTCCGCAATCGCTACGCGGTGATGGGCGGGTTCGAGGGGAAGCAGATTGTGGGATACCAACACATGGAGGAGCTGATTGAGTTGGTCGCTCCATTCGTCTACCAAGTGCGTAAATCGGAAGTGCTGACAGAGCTTCCACCGAAAGTGTACCAGACCCGAACGGTACTGATGAATGATGAACAAAAGCGACTATATAAAGAAATTGCTAAACGTGACCGAGCGGTATCTGGAGATCAAGGCATTACAGTCAAGACCGTACTTGAGCGAATGCTCCGACTACAAGAGATCGCAGGGGGGATTATCACATTCGAGCGCAATCCCGATCTCTACAACCCGAATAAGTTCACGCGTAATCGCATTGCGGGCACGAATCCAAAGATCGAGGAGTTATTAGCGATCACGGAGGAGAACGAGGTCAGCACGATCGTCTGGTGTCGATTCATCCCCGAGATTGAAATGGTCTGTGAGGCGCTCCGCGAGCGGTATGGGCGATCAGCAGTAGTGGAAATCTACGGCGCGATCTCCGAGGAGGACCGGCACCGCAATGTGAAGGAGCTGTTCGAGACTGGTAAAGCGCGGTTCATCGTGGGCAACGCCGCTACTGGTGGTGTGGGACTTAACATGATTCGCGCCGAGCTGGTCGTCTACTACTCCAACTCGTTCTCTTTCACAGACCGCGAGCAGTCCGAGGACCGGGCGCACCGGATGGGGCAGACGAAATCGGTAACCTACATCGATCTGGTCGCCGAAGGCACCGTGGACGTAGTGGTGGCGAAGGCGTTGGTCGAGAAGAAGGACGTGAGCGAATTCGTGCGCACAAGCATCGACAGCCGAAACGAGCAGGGGTTGCTGGGGGCGCTGGCGTAGTGTATAATCGAGACATAGCGAATATGGATATAGAGGGAATATGAAAAAATCGAAAGTGTACGTGACCCAAGAGGTCACAACAGCGAATTACGCCGATGTGGAGCGATTCGGGGACCCCGTATTTCTCTCTACTAGTGAGGTGTCGAATGTGCCCGATTCGCTGCATAACCAGAAGCTCGTGGGGCTCATTCGCGACCGCTTCTCCGGATACGACCCCGTGTGCGATTTCATCGCCCCCAGTGGTTCCCCGATTATCTCGGGATTGGTGTTCGCAATCGCTCGGGAGAAGGGGGATACGTTCAACGTGCTGAAATGGAACAACCGCGACCGCATCTACACCGCGATTCGCATCGGACTTAAAGGAGTAATGGGTGTCAACTGATCAAGTGCTAGAATTCAGCGAGTACGACTCGCTTACGCTCGTGGAGCTAGTCATCGCAATGGATGCGGTGCAGAAGCAGAAGGATGTACTGGAGGAGCAGCTCAAAGAGGTGAACAAGCGGTTCGACTTCTTGCGCATCACGAAGATTCCGACTAAGATGGAGGACGACGATGTGAAGAACATCAACGTCGCCAGCGTTGGCCGCGTGAATCTGACCGCCGACATGCACGTGAGCATTAAGGCCGACAGCAAGCCGCAGTTCTACGAGTGGCTCCGGGACAACGGGCGCTCCGATCTGCTGCAAGAGACGATCAACCCATCGACGCTTAAGGCGGCGGTGAAGAACATGTTCAAGTCGGGGGAAGTGGTGCCGGAGACGTTACTCAACGTGTCCCCATTCACCCGAGCGAGTATCACTCGCAAGTAAAGAATTCGGCACCCGCCGGATACCAGTGGCGCACTCCGGTGCGTCTATTTAACCTTAATGGAGAGTATGTACCATGGCTAAAAACCAAGTAGCAGTGAAAGAAGAGTTCCAGTTGATGTCGGACACATTGCCCGACTACATGAAGCAGGGCAACCGGGGAGCGGAGAACGTCGGCACGGAGGATATGATCGTCCCCCGTATCGAGCTGATTCAAGCGCTGTCGCCAGTGCGCAAGAAGAGCGACCCGGCATACATCGAGGGCGCAGAGGAGGGGATGCTGTACAACAACGTCACCCGCGCATTGTACGGAACCGAGGTCACCGTGATTCCGGTGTACTACACCAAGCAGTTCCTCGTGTGGAAAGACCGCAAGCTCGGTGGTGGTGGTAGCAACGGGTTCCGGGGCGCGTTCGCGACCGAGGCGGCAGCACGCGATGCGATCGCCCAATTGGCCGAAGACGGACTGGAAGTGGCCGACACCGCGCAGCACTTCGTGCTCGTGCGCAACGGGGACGACTGGCAAGAGGCAGTGGTGTCGATGTCGAAATCCAAGATCAAGGTGAGCAAGCGTTGGAATTCGCTCATGCGCCTGACCAACACCGACTCGTTCAGTCGCGCCTACAAGCTGTCGGCTACAGTCGAGACCAACGCACGGAACGAGTCGTATTTCAACTTCAACATCACCACCCTCGGGTTTGTGACGAAGGACATCTACGAGCGTGCTGAGAAGCTATACGAGACCGTGCGCACCGGCGGCGTCAAGGTGAGCAACGACTACGAAGGCGAAGTGCACGACGCAGCGCCCACCGAGTATTGAACGGGAGCGGATGAATGGCTACTAAAAAACCCATGACCGACAAGCCCTTTGGCAAAGTCGGGGATTCTCCCGAGCTCACCACCTCCGAGCCGATTCCCGAAGTCGCATCTACCGCCATTCCGGTGGTAGCTGCGGTGGATACGCAGCATGTGGCGGAAACGTCGTCAAGGCGCGAGGTTGTTGTGAATCAGCATTACTCGGAGTTGATGACCTACCTCACCGTTCTGCGCGATTCGTTCCACGATGGTCAAGTGCAGGCGGATTTCAATCAGGCGATCGTGGCCACGCGTACCGCCCACCTGTGGGCATTGCAAGCGGTCAAGAACGTGTCCTGATGCAGGTCCACGCCATCTACGGACCACCGGGGACTGGCAAGACCACCGAGCTACTGCGCCGAGTGGGGGCGGCGAAGGCGGCGGGCGTTCAATCCGAGCGTGTCGCTTTCGTCTCCTTCACCCGTGCCGCAGCTAGCGAGGCGCTGTCCAGGCTCGGACTTCGCAAGTCGAACAATGTGAGCACTATCCACGCTATGGCGTTTCGCAGCATGGCTCTGCGGCAGGCGCAGGTAGTGGATGCGATGAAGCTGCGCGAATTCTCCATAGTGATGGGGATACCGATTATTGGCAAATCACCCGAGGACGACGAGGAACGGGCGGACGGGGATTTCTACCTTGACCTACTCAACTATGCACGCAACACATTCTCAAATCCTGCCGAAGTCTACGACATTTCGGACCGACCCGGCACGCGTGCCGAGTTCAATGCGTTCGTTCGCGCTTACGCTGAGTGGAAATCTACGTATGGCTACTACGACTTCACCGACATGCTGGAACGGGCCGCGAAAGGGGCGATGCGAAACGATGTCGAAGTCGTATTTGTCGACGAAGCTCAAGACCTATCACCTCTTCAGTGGGCTGTCATCGAGAAGCTCGTTCGACGCGCTCAAGAGGTCCATATCGCGGGGGACGACGATCAAGCGATTTATACGTGGGCCGGTGCTGATGCACACGGTATGGCACGATTCACACAGAAGCACAAGGGTGATCATCATGTGCTCTCCTACTCGCATCGACTGCCTGTTGCAGTCCACGCACGATCTCAAGACCTCATACGTCGAATCGCTTTCCGCGTGGATAAGGAGTTCAGTCCCCGACCGGATGTGGGATTGGTCCAAATACATGGCTCTATCAACTCGGTGGATATCCGGCATGGGAACGATACGCTACTGCTGGGACGGACGCATTCAGTCCTGCGCGAAGTTGAAAACCAGCTCATCGAGCGCCGCATCCCGTACGTGCGCGAATCGGGGCGACCGGGGATGTACCAAAATCGGTACGCCGCCGCCATCCGGGCGTACAACAAGATCGTCCGTGGCGAGCGAGTCACAGATAGTGAACGCGGTTCGATCTTTGCTATCGCATCTGCACACACTCGGGCAGCGCTTGAGCGCAACGATTACGACGCCGTGGCGAAGACCCCGTTTTGGGTCGCGCTTCAAATTCCGGGCCGCGTTGTCGATTTCTACAGCGATGCGGACCTTGACGCGGAGCCGACCATCAGACTTTCAACGATACATGCTGCCAAAGGTCATGAGGCAGATCAAGTTATTCTACTCACGGACATGACGACGCGGGTGCAGCAGACCGCCGAGAAGTCGCCCGACGACGAGGTGCGGGTGTTCTACGTCGGCATGACCCGATCGAAACGGAAGCTAGATATAGTGGAGGGGTACAACGGATACAAACTGTGACGATTGACGATAGATAGCACGGATGTTATAATACATCCATCACCAACCAACCGATAGAGGACTGCAAATCATGGCAACACAATACGACAACACTAACTCGGGCATTCTAGCCCGGAATGATCGTAAAGAGAAGGACAGCCAACCGGACTTTACCGGCTCGCTGAACGTCGCGGGCACCGATTACTGGCTCTCGGCGTGGGTGAACGAGGGCAAGCCGGGGAGCCGGATGGAGGGCAAGAAGTACTTCTCCGTCAAGGTCAATCCGAAGGACGCGCCGCAATCGTCCACGCCGCGCAGCTACGCGAGCGACGGCATCATCAGCGACGACATCCCATTCTGATGACCGCATTCCCCCGAATAGACCATGCGCCAGTGATGGTGGTGGACACCGAGACCACGGGGTTGAAGTGGTGGGAGGACCGACTCTTCGGGATTTCCGTCGCGCTCCCCGATTTCTCGGCTTATTGGGATGCGCGCACCGACCCCGGTGTTATTCAGTGGCTCAACGACCTGATCGCCGAGCGCCGGGTGGATACTTGGGTGGGTCACAATTTTAAATTCGACCTGCACTTCCTGCGCGAGGCCGGAGTGGTCATTCCGCTGGACCGTATCGATTGCACGATGGTGCGGGCCGCGCTGATCTCGGAGCACGAACCCGTGTACACCCTGGACTTCCTCGCCCGTAAATACTGCGGGATGAAAAAGGAGGAGGAGATATACACGGAGATGGCGCAGATATTCGGGGGCCGTGCGACGCGCAACGCGCAGATGCCCAACATCAGCCGAGCACCCGAGTCGATGGTTGCCCGCTACGCGATACAAGACGCGGTAGTGACGCTGGCGCTGTACAACTGGCAAACGCCCGAGATCGAACGGCAAGACTTGCACCAAGTGCACCGACTGGAGCGCGACCTCATGCCGGTAATTATGGACATGGAGGAGCAGGGAGTACGGGTGGACGTGGAACAGGCCGAGCGGGCCGTCCGTGGGCTCACCGTGCGCATCGACGAATTGCAGCGGGGTCTGAATACGTTGGCAGGCTTCGAGGTCAACCCGAACCCCTCCGGCTCGATCGTGCAGCTATTCAAGCCGACGCTGGGCGAGGACGGCGAGTGGTACTTGAACGACGGAACGCGGGCGGACAAGACCGATGGGGGTAAGGCCTCGATCGACGCGGACTGCCTACGGCGGATGAAGCATCCGGCGGCAACGATGATACTGGACCTGCGCAAAGCGCTCAAGACGCGGGATACATTCCTTAAAGGGCATATACTGGGGCACCAACATGATGGCGTCATACACTGCAATTACAACCAGACTAAGAACGATGCTGAGGCTGGCACCGGAACTGGACGACTTTCGATCACAAACCCGGCTCTACAGCAAATCCCCTCTCGCGATCAGCATATTAAGTCGCTGGTGCGCCCCATATTCAAGCCAGACTTTGGGGCCAATTGGCTGGGTCTGGACTGGAGCCAGTTTGAATTTCGCGTTGCTAACCATTACGGTCAGGTACCCACGATTCTTCAAGCGTATGCCGAGAATCCGAACCTCGACTTCCACCAACTGGTATCGGATATGACCGGTATCCCCCGCAACGCGCAGTACGCGGGCGGGCCGTCCTCCAAGGCGATCAACCTCGGGCTCGCATTCAACATGGGCTCGGGCCGGTTGGCGCAGGAATGCGGGCTACCGTACACGGAGGAGAAGGGGCCGAACGACAACATCTACCTCAAGGCCGGACCCGAGGCGATGGCGCTATTCGATAAATACCACGCGGCGAACCCTGGAATGCGCAACACGGCTCAGAAGGCGAGCAGCATAGCCAAGGAGCGCGGTTCGGTGCACTCGATCATGGGGCGGCGACTGCGGTTCCCCGGTGGCCAGTTCGTGCACAAGGCGTCGGGGTTGATTTACCAAGCGACCAGCGCGGACTGCATGAAGCTAAAACTCATCGAGCTGCATAAATACCTCAACGCCGAGGCCTGTGGGCGGTTGCTGCTGACCGTGCACGACGAGGTGGGGATATCGCTCGACAACGATTCGTCGCCCAAAGCGACAGAGGTAGCCCGAATCTACACGACCTTCGACGGTGTGGAATGTCCTATTCGACTGCGTGTACCAATCACGTGCGACTGGGGCGTAGGGGAAGATTGGTACGCAGCAAAAGGATAGAGAGAACAGACTTATGGCAGCAATTACGATGGTAGTAGACTTGCAATACGGCAGCACCGGCAAGGGGCTGATCGTGGGCAAAATCGCCGAAGACACACGACCCGACACGATAGTGACGGCGTGGGCACCGAATGCGGGGCACACCTACATCACGAGCAAGAGACTGGGGAATCGCAAATTCGTGCACACGCACTTGGGCAACGGCATCGTATCGGACTCGGTGAAGCAGGTGCTTCTCGGACCGGGCTCGGTGATCAATCCGGAACAGTTAGTCGCCGAGATCGAGAGCTGCGCGGACCTGCTGCAGGGTGTGCGAATTCTCATCCATCCGTGCGCGGCGATCGCGACGGACCGGCACATAGCCGAGGAAGCGGGGCCGATGACGAAGATCGGGTCCACCAAAAAGGGCGTAGGCGCGGCGATGATTCAGCGCATTCGGCGCGACCCGGACGATATGAACATAGCCGGAGCGTGCGAGACCGCGATCAGCCAGTACGTCTGCTCCAACGAGGAGTACGCTGAGGCGTTAGAGCGTGCGCACTATATCCTCGTCGAGGGTGCGCAGGGCTACGGGCTCTCGATGTACCACGGGTTCTATCCCTACACCACCTCCCGCGATATAAGCGTCTGGCAAATCCTGGCCGACTGCGGCATTGGCGGTTCGGTCGCGGGGTTGTGCGCTGACCTACGTGTCATTGGCACCTGTCGTACATTTCCTATTCGCGTGGCCAACCGGTTCGACGCCGAGGGGGTGCTGGTGGGATATTCGGGGCCGTGCTACGAGGACCAGCACGAAATCTCCTTCGATGAGCTGGGGCAGCCCACCGAGCTGACCACCGTGCCCAAGCTGCCGAGGCGGGTGTTCACGTTCAGCAATAAGCAAATTCGCGAGGCTATACGCTATAATGCAGCGAATGAGGTGTTCCTTAACTTCCTCAATTACTGCCGTGACGAGGTGGAGGTGCGCACCGTGGTGAATGGTATCGTCGCCACTGGGGCTATAGTGCGGTGGGTGGGGCTCGGGCCGTCCTACGATGACGTGTTCGAGGTGAAGACGCAAGAGCAGATAGTACAACTTTGGAGAGCATATGTTACAGGTAGAATCGCAAGTACACACGGATGAGACCAATGAACTCCCGTGGGAAGTCTCGCCCATCGACAACGCACAGATTGTCGATGCGAATGGCGCTACCATCGCGTCTTTCGAAGTTCGTCACCACTATCGAGGCGTGCTCGCGAACTGTGACAAGAATGCAGCGCTTGCCGTTCGTGCAGTCAATGCCTACAAGAAACGCGGGGGTGCCGACATTCGGCAATTACAGGATAGGATCACGCGGTGGGCTGATGATAACTTTCCGAAACGCACGACGGCGGATATACTACTCAAGCTCTACGAGGAAGTGGGTGAATACGCGCGTAACCCCAAGTCGGCATTAGAATTGGGGGATGTGATGATATTGCTGCTCGATGTGGCACACCACAACGGTATAGACGTGCACGCGGCGATCGAAGCGAAGATGGAGATCAACGAGGGCCGATCTTGGCAGGTGGATGAGAACACGAGGATAATGCGCCATGTACCAACCTAAAAAGGAATTCGAGAAGTTCTACGCTGAAATGTTCGGCGGCGTGCTGGGCTCCGAGGACGACGAGAACCGGGACCACATCCGGCGCATTTGGAACGCGATGCTGGAGCATGTAGCCAAGCAGTACGAGTTCCAGCTGTTCGAGGAGCTGACCGGAGACCAGATCAGTGACCAAATCCGAAGAATGAAGGTGGTGAAATGATGAAAAAAATACGGTTGATGGAACTGATGAAGGCACCCTTCAAGAAGCCCACGCCCCTGGAAATGATCGCCGCTGAACTGGCCGACGCGCACCTTGAGAAGCTAGAGGCAGAGACTGCGGTGGAGTACACACAGAGCATTGTCGATTACAACGTAACCCGAATCACTCGACTTAACTCTCGATTGGACGAATACCGCACGGACGTTGACGCTATAAAAGTAGGAGGTACAAAATGAACCTACTGTGCGTTGGTGGCCCGAGAGGCGGGCGGGTAGTTTCAGACTTAGGGGTGGAGTGCAGATTTCCCATAGATCAAATACTCTTGGGTATGGATGTTGGCGATGGGCTTGTTGTGAAAATAAGTAATTACAGGTACATAAAAAGACAATTCCACTATAACGGAAGGGTAGCGGATGTTTATTTATGGGAACACTCAAACCCCAATGTGGGCATGGAACTTATCATGGACGCACTGGGTAACCTTGGAGAAACAAAATGAACGACATACAAATGAAAGACGAGATTGCAGGTACGATTTACGCCAAAGCCTACACCGAGCGCTTGCTCGGCTGGACATGGAAGGATGCCAAATGAATTGCTGTAACGCAAACGGAGTGTGCGACCAAGGCAAAGACTGCCCTGTACGCCAGCAGCGCATCAAAGAAATCAATGATGCGTATGCCAACGGCTACAACGATGCACAGTTGGGCGACCCACTGGACGATTTGGTCGACACGTTTAAAGCCTTGCTAACGATCGTGACTATGGTGCTTGGTGTGTGGATTGTTTGTTTAGTTATATGGGGGAAGTAATGACAGGCTTCGACAGCAAAAGAAAAGCGGCGCAGGACAAGCTGGCACGGCCAGAGCAGGAGCCGGTGTGCCCTGAATGCAAAGCAGGGGTGTTATATGAATGTGTAGCTTGTAGTAGCAACAACTACCCAGCACAGCCAGTGCAGGAGCCGTGGAGAGAGTTTGCCTCGGACTATGAGCGTGGAGTCATTGATGGCAGGCAAAAGCAGATGCAGTCCAGCGTTGACAAGGCTGTGAACGCCATGACACAGCGCACATGGGTTGTGCTGACGGACAAAGAAATCGAAGCAATATGGAAGGTTGCTTTATTTGCTGACTATGGAGTTGGTGCTGAGTTAAGCAATCAACCATTTGTTCATTATGCAAGAGCCATTGAAGCCAAACTCAAGGAGAAAAACACATGACCGAAGAAGTATTGGTAAATGAATTTGAATCAAGACCGATTGGGGATATTGGTGTCAAAACAATGTTGGAAAAAATTGAATTTTCTTCTAGTACTGGGTTCGGAAGTTTGCTGACAAACCCACTGATGACAGACAACGGTCAAACCATTGGTGAGCGCAATAGGATTTGGCTCCATGCGAAGCTGGATGCATGGCTAGACGGCGCGTTTGAGGAGAAGAACAATGGATGAAAATGGGACACACCTAGGCGATGGCGTATACGCCAGTTTCGACGGCTACCAGATATGGCTGGCCGTGAATCACCACGAAAACAGGGTAGTGGCGCTAGAGCCGAGCGTACTTGCGAGACTTTGGCAGTATGCCGAGACGTTGAAGGAGAAGAACGCGTGAAGTACGACGATATTAAGGATTTCGGCCAGCGGTGCGAGGAGCACCCGGAGCACCAGTCGGGGATGATAAGCCAACAAATGCTCATTGATCGGTTGCACGAAGAGGTGCAGGAGCTGCGGGCGTTCATAGAGCAGGATGTGGTGCGAGAGGCGGAGCTGGCCTACGTTTTCGGGTGGAATTCAGCGCTCGAAATGGTGGCGTACCAGATCATGCAGATGCGGGCATTTCCAAGCGACACTCGCGAGTCGTTTGGGGTATTTATTAAACAGTATAGAAAAGGACTCCATTAGTATGGCACTCACTACAGCCGAACAACTCCGGGCATGCCACGTGCGTCGCTGGCACATCGTGCAAACGTCGAGGGAGCAAACCCTGGCCGAGCATTCCTACGCCGTCGCGGTGATCGCCGGAACCGTCGCCGCCCGCATCCGCTGGACCGGGCTGCTGCACGACTCGAACCAACTGCGGCTGGTCCAATGGGCGCTCTCGCACGACATGATCGAGGTGCGCACGGGGGACATGCCGACACCGTTCAAACGGGCACTGGAGCAGGTGGCCGGACCGGGAATCGTGGAGCGTGCCGAGGATGTGGTGGACCGGGACATGGCCGGGGCGTACCGCAAAATCCGGGGGACTGAGGTGGAAATGATCGTGAAGCTGGCGGACCAGATCGAGGCGATCTACTTCTTGCAGGATAACGGCGTCGGGGCGCACGCTCGGCAGGTGCTCGATGGGCTGCGGGCGATACTGGCGCAGATGGTGACGCAGTACGAGGCCCAGTACCCGGCGCTTAGCATTCGAGCGGGGGTGCGGGAGGTGGTGCGCGAAGTCGGTATAGACGGGGGGTGGCTGTGAATTGTGTCAAATGCGGGGAAACGACGAGCGTTTCGACCACCTACCAAAATTCGAACAACACCACCCGGCGTCGCCGCATCTGCTTGCACTGCGACTTCCGATTCACGACGCGGGAGAGTGCGGAGGATGCGGACGTGCAGCGGGCGCAACAGGAGCGCGGGGCCGTGATCAAGAAAGAGTACGAAGACAATCTCGGTAAGCGGAAGGGGGTTGACAGGCTATCCCACGCGTGGTATAATTCGACCCCCACCAACACCAGTATAGAGGACTAGTATAGAGTATGACCACCCCCATCTTTTACCATCCGGCGCAGGACGTCGGCTTCTCGTTCATCTCGGTGAACAAGATACCCGAATTCGTGCAGCAGTCCGGGCGCAAGCCCCGCAGCGATTTCCCCCGGTTCGACAATCCGACGATCGCGACCGCCCACGATGCGCAGTACGTACGTGCCGTCATGACCCGCAAGACGGTGAACGGTTTCGGCAACCGCGACCCGGAGGTGAACGAGGCGCTGCGGTACACGACCGGCGGACACTGGGCGGCGACCGCGCACGCACTGGAGCACGGCGGTATCGCATGCTCGGCGACCCAGGGCTTTCACCACGCGGCGTGGGGCGGCGGCGGCGGGTACTGCACGTTCAACGGCCTGATGATCTCGGCCATTCAAGCCCTGCGCATTGGTGCTCGCTGCGTGCTGATCATAGACGGGGATGGGCACTACGGGGACGGGACGCAGGACATCATCGACCACTTGCAACTGGCCAACCGGGTGCGGCATGTCACCCGGCCCGATATAGGCGAGGCCCAATCGAGGTTCGGCACGTCCGAATGGAACCGCTGGACGCAGGACTTGATCGGGCGGCACAAGCCGGGTATAATCATGTATCAGGCCGGAGCCGACGCTTGGGTGGACGACCCTTATGGGGCCGGGTACTTGACGCAGATGGGACTGGCGCAACGCGATCGGGGTATTTTCCTCGCCGCCCGTGCAGCTGGGGTCCCCCTCGTCTGGAATCTGGCCGGGGGTTACGCCGAGCCGATGCAGCAGACCATCGATATCCACCTGATGACCCTTCAACAATCCGACGAGGTACTCCATGCCACTGCCGAAGCCAAAACCCCAGAACCTGAGCTTTCATGAACTCATGGGTGGCGTGGGGCGCGGCCACTCGATGCTCGCCCAGCGGCCCGGAGCGCAGGCGATTTCGAGTGCCGACCGTGCTATCCGACCCGGCGAAATGCCGATCGATGTGCTCACCCGCATGCAGAAGGAAGGCCGGTTCATTAGCAGCACCGGGGACCCGCTGACCTACCGAGTGTTGCCGAGCGGCAACCCGTCGGGCGCAGTCAGGGACCTCCAAAGGCTCAGCCGGGGGGAATTGCCTAAAGAGGGCGTAATGTCGTTCATGAACCCGCGCACCAAGGCGGAGGAGGGGCGCATTTACATGACAGGCAAGAATCTGCCGGAGGTGGCACGCGATGACGACTTGACACAACTCGCGCAGCTCAAGCGGCTACCAAGCCGGAACGGCGAGACGCCAATGGCGTTCAACCTCGATACGATGCAAATGCCCGCCGGTATGGGGCGCACCGGGTACGCCGCGATGCTCGACGCGATTCGTGCCGGTGGGGATATGAACTACCTCGACATCCTGACCGGGGTGAACCAATTGCGGCGTCCCGGCAACGTGATGTCGCACGGTATAGCGCATGGGGACTACGCCAATGTGCCGCTATTCCCCGGCCACGGCTACGATTTGGACCCGTTCGACCCTATCGTGACTGGTAATGCGGCGCAGGCGTCCGAGCGCGCACTCGAATCGGTGCTCTCGGGCCATAACCTTGATACGGCCAAGGGTTTAAGCCCTCAAGGCGCGGGTTACTACGGCGACGATGCGAAGACGGGACTGCTGGCGCTGAAAGAGATGCAAGCGGTGAAGGCCCACACGCTGCCGGACTACGACTACCTCGGCGCGGTCCCCGGCGAGCAGGAGCTGGTGGATGTGGCGCACCCGATGGATTTGGACCGATTGAAAGAATACGTGGCCCGCACTCGGGGCTCGGAGACATCGGACAAAGGGAGCCGGGGGATACGGTCCGGGTTCGGTACCGGCATCGTCGGGCGATCGGGAACGACCGAGGCGCTGCTGCGAGGACTGCAAGAGGGGAAGACGACCGAGGAGATCGTGCAGGAGCTGCTGGGCTACCCCGGCGCGGACGAAGCGCTCAAGGGGCGATATAGAACGGGGGGGTTGGCGCATGCAACAATCGAAGACTGAGCTGGAGGCGATAATCGCGAAGCGGGGTGCGGCCTACGGGGACTTTCGCACGCAGGGCATCATCGCGCAGGAGCTGAAAGACGCGGTGCGGACGCTGCCCGGATGGGAGCGACTGGAAGCGCACCAACGCGAATCGCTGGAAATGATCATGCACAAGATCGCCCGCATCATGAACGGCGACCCCAACCACCGGGACTCGTGGGTGGACATAGCGGGGTATGCCCAAATCGTGGCGGACCGAATCGTGGAATGGGGGGATTGACAGGGTATTGCACCCGTGTTATAATTGGGCCTTCACCAACCAACCGATAGAGGACAGAGACCATGGCAAAGACAATAGACAAGCCCCAAGTGATCACCACCGCGATGGTGGACGAGCTGGCCCAAGTGCGCGACCAGCTCCGAGCGCTGACGGCCCGCGAGAAGTACCTGAAAGAGGTATTTCGCAAAGGCGGCGAGGCGACCTACCGGGGCGAGCACTACCAAGTGGCGATCAAGTTCACGCAGCAGCGCTCGATGGACACCACCGCCGCCCGTGCTGCATTGGGCGAGGAGTGGATAGCGGCGCACCTCGTCGAGATCGAGAAAATGATAATCGACCAGATGGACATCGTGAAATGAAGCGCCTCGTCGACGCGCTCTTGTGGACCGCCAGCGTGATCATGCTGGTGGCCCTCGTAATCCTAGCATCAATCGCATCATCAATCTAAAGGACTAAATCATGGCACACGAACTCGACTTCTCCAACGGACGCGCCAACATGGCCTACACGGGCGAAACCCCGTGGCACGGACTGGGACAGGCGCTGACGCCGGACGCGACACTGGACACTTGGACCCGCGAGGCGGGCTTCGACTGGGAGGTGAAAAAGGGCGCGATCGCCTACGAGGTGCGCGACGAGGAGGGCAACCCGGTCCGCATGGAGACCGTCCCGGCTCGCTGGGCGCTGTACCGCTCGGATACAGGCAAGCCGCTCTCGGTAATGTCGAGCAACTACCACATCACCCAACCCCGCGCCGTGATGGAGTTCTTCCGCGACCTGTGCGACGTCGGGGGCTTCCGCATGGAGACCGCCGGAATGCTGCGCAACGGCTCGACCTACTGGGCGTTGGCCCGCGCCGATGACTCGTTCGACGTGGGAGGCGGCGACGTCGTGCTCCCCTACCTGCTGCTCGCGACTTCCTGCGACGGCTCGCTCTCGAACGTGGCCCAATTCACCACTACCCGCGTGGTCTGCAACAATACGCTCTCGATCGCGGTGGACAATAAGTCGGGGCAAATCCGAGTGCCGCATAGCACGCAGTTCAACCCGGTGCGATTCAAGACCGATCTCGGGCTGGTGGGCGGCGCATGGGACTCGTTCAAGACCAACGCGGTGGACCTGTCCAAACGTAAGGTATCGAAAGAGGAAGCCGCCCGCTATTTCCTCGATGTGTTCTACGGCGCGGAGGCCGAGTCGATCGATGTGGAAGCGAAACGCCCGATGATCGACATGGTAACGAAGATCTACCTCGACGGAGTGGGCCAACGCGCCAAATCCGCGACCGGCACGGCGTGGGGGCTGCTCAACGCGGTCACCCGGTTCGCGGACCACGAGCGCAAGGCGGCATCGCGCGATACCCGGCTGCAATCGGCATGGTTCGGGGCGGGAGCGAGACTCAAACGCGACGCGCTGACCACCGCGCTAGCGATGGTATAATCCCGGCTGCGATAGTTGCCATTTCAATCGGGGGCCTCCGGGTCCCCGCTTTTTAACCTACACATAGAGGACACCCCCCCACCATGGCCCGTATAGTTTGGTCCAAATCCGAGCGCGAAACCGTTAACCATCGGCTCTTCGAGCTGTACTGCGTAAAACGAGACCTGCCGCGCAAATACGCCCTGACCTTGGCTCAGGAGGCGCTACCCGCCGAGCGCCGAGTGGTGATCACCGACCAACGGGTGTTCAACTACAAAATGGCGCTGGAACAGGCCCAGACCCAAGCGGTCAAGTTCAACCGCCGAGCCCCCGAAGCGAAGCCCGAGAAGCCACCGGAGCCCGCCGCCCCTATTAGTACACCGGCCCCCACGCCCGAGGCCCGAAGCGACCCCACCGGAGGGCTCGCGGGGGTACTGGAAGCGCTGCTGGACGCCATCGCCGACCGAGTGGCGGACCGAGTGGCCGAGCGGGTGCTGCTGCAGCTACCCGAGCACGTGCCGCAGCGGGTTCCACCGGCGGTCATCGCGCCACAATCCGCAATCGGTTCGGGCAAGGCCCGCCCCGGCGTTTGGCTCCTCGGTGTGCAATCGGCGATGGGGTTCCAACTGCGCGACAAATACCGCGAGCGGCTCGATATCGACTACCTGGACTCGGACGAAGCGGCGAGGCGCAACCCCTCGGCGCGGGCGCACATCGTGATGATGACCCGGTTCGTCTCCCACTCGGTGCAGGAACGTTGGAAGAAGTACGGGCGCTTCCACCACTGCAACGGGGGACTGACCGCGCTGGAGGGGATACTTGACAGCCTGTAGTACCCGTGTTATAATCGGGCTTTTCAACCAACCGATAGAGGACACAACATGATGACCACACTTACCACCAGCCAGCGCGACGCAAATGCCCGGATGTACGGCGTCGCCGACATTGAGCAATTCATGGACAGCGTGCGCGGCTCGATCACCTACCGATTCACCGGTGCGAACATGGTTGCGATGAGCTTCATGTCCGACGCGCAGGAGCTGATGGCGCACGGCGACGTGGAGCGGGCACGACAGGCGATAAACATCGCCAAGCACATCTTGTGCGAAATCATGGACGGCGAAATGGTCGGCACCGTGGAGCGTGCATAATCATGGCCGCTACCACACCCCTCGATCTGGACGCCTTGGACGTCTCCCTTCTCCTCGGCCTGTGCTGGCATGCCCGCCGGTTGGGCATCGTGGAGCCCGAAGAGCGTGCACTGCTGGACGCGGTGGAGCGAAAGCTCGAAGACGCTGAGAATGCGCTGTTCGACATCGCCGAGAGTGCGCCAACGGGAGGTGCGAAATAATGCGCAACCGGTTCGACACGCTGAACGACGCGCTAGAGTCCGAGGGCCTCTTGGAGGCCTGGGACCCGTGCAGCCCACCAATCGCGTACGGCGAAACGCGCCAATGGGGATGGGACAACGGCACGCGATGGGGCCACTGGGTAAGCATCTACCGCGACGAGCGGGGCCAATATGAACGACCTGTACACTATAAAAGAGGATAACCACACCATGAGAATTTCGACTATCACCGCTGACTTGATCGACGCGATCGCCAACCGGGAGCTGCCGGTCCTTTGGTACGGCGCGACGAGCGCCCCCTGCGTTTCGACGTTCATCGCCCGAGGTTCCGATATGGACGGGCTACCGCGAGCCGGGGCCATCGTGCGGGAAGTACCCGGCGAGGGCTACACGGTCTATTGGCCCGCCGAAATCTGGGACGAGCGGGTCTCGGAGTACGTCGCCATGATCGCCGACGCCTCCGGAGTCGCATTTGCGACACCCCCCGGCGTGATGGGGGATTGACAACCTGTTGCACCGGTGTTATAATAAAGTCTTTTAACCAACCAATAGAGGACACCCATGATGATACTGAACACCACCGCCGCCCTGATCGACGAGATCGTGGAGCGCGGACTGCGCCCCATCGAGTACCGCAGCAGCACCTACGGCGTCGTGTGCGTCGGATGCGAAATCGAGGAGATCGCCGAGACGCTCAGCGTGCCGCAGATGGACGCGTTCGTGACCCACTGCATCGCGTACAACGGCCACCATTTCGTCGCCTACTGGCCCGCCGCCCGCTGGGACGAGAGCGTGGCCGAGTATGTCGCAGGTGCGACAAAGGCTGTCGCTGGCAATACTTGACAACCTGTTGCACCAGTGTTATAATTGAGACTTCACCAACCAACCAATAGAGGACATCAAAATGCAAGTAGCTACAATCACCAAGACCGGTCTCCAAGTCGAAATCGTCAGCGTTACAGGTGGATGGACCACCGTTCGCACTCCCGGCGACGTGAGCATTAAGGTGCGCAACGGCGCACTCTCGGGCCACACCACCATCACCGCCCCCACCACCGCCCGACTGATCGAGGAGCGCAAAAACGGCGTGGTCTTCGCCGGGTACCTGCCCCAATACGAGGCGTACAAGGCGCTGACCACCGAGGGCGCAACCAAGCGATCGATCGACAAGGGCGACAGCGTGGCACTGCAACTGCGCCCGCTGGTGCTGATGTCGGTCTACGCGACCGTATCGAACGCGACCGGCTCCTCGATCGCTGATCTGCTCGAGCGCTTCTCCCACCTCAACCCCGGCATGCAGCGGATGAATCTGGGCAACATGCTGCGCCGTGCACTGCGCGAGGCCGCCGCAAATGCAGCCTAAGCGCGCCGCCCTTCGCGTGGCCGGGGCGACCATCCGGGGCGAAATGCTGCTGGATGGTCAGCGCATCGACTTCAGCGCCGAAATCGACTACCCCCGCGTGGAGGCCGAGTTCGAGCTTTCGGTGCGGGATTGCTCCGGACGGGAGCTGGACCAGTGGCTCGCACTGCGGGCGCTGGAGACGTTTATCGACGAGCGGCTGCGGGGAAATACTTGACAGCCTGCCCCACCCGTGTTATAATCAAGCTTTTCAACCAACCGATAGAGGACACCCCACCATGCAAGTTAACCTGACCCCCGCCTCGCACCAACTGCTGCTGCAAGCCACCAAGGCGCTGGCCAAGCTCGGCCTGACCCCCGACGGAGTAGGTGCACTGGCCCGCGCGGCTGAGATCGTCGATTGCGCCAACGACTATCTGGAGGACGCCACGCTCGACACCGTACTGGACGCGTACAACGAGGACGGGGGGGAGAAGTGGAGCGACATGATCGCCGATTGCCTCGTCCACGTCTCCACCGGCGAAGCGGGGTAATCCCCAATGACCGAGTTCACCGCCCACACCGAACACGCCCCCCGCCCCAGCGGAGACCCGGACTACGTGCCCTACTGGGCCAAAGGCGAGTACGCCCGCAAGAATGGCTACTCGTACACCACCGAATCGGGCCACACGCTGCGCGAGGGCACCGTCGTGCACCATCGGGAGCCCGCCCCCCGGACGGTCCAAGCCGTGCGGGAGCTGCCCCCAGTGCCAAAGGCGGCGCGACCACTCGATACCGTGCAGTCGCTGCTGATTATCCACAAGACCCGCGAGGCGCGACTCGCCCTGTGCGCCGTTTGGGGTATTGACCCCGCGATCTTCACTGGAGCGCCCAACCCCGGCGTGGCCGCTATGCGGCTGGCCAACGCACTGCGGAGGGCGGGAGCATGAGCAGCTGGGACTTGTCCGATACCGATCTGCCCGCCTACTACCGGGCCAAAATGCGCGAGCCGATAGGCACACGAGAGAGGCCCCGAAGAGCGCCCGAAGCACTGCCGGGCTATTACCATACCGGTACCACTATCCCGAAGCCCGAAGCGACCCCGCCGGAGGCCCCGGAGACCCCACGGAGCGGCCATGCGACTCCCTGAGCAGCGGCTCTACGACTGGTTCCGGCGCGTCCTCGGTCCGGCGGCGTTCGTCGAGCGCGTCGAGAACCGGGTCAAACGCGACACGCCGGACCTGTACATCGCAGAAGCTACCCTAGCACTGCGGGGGTGGGTGGAGCTGAAAGTCCTGCCCGAGTTCCCCAAGCGCCCCGCCACCCCGGTGCGACTGGAGCACTGGACGACGGGCCAGCGGTACTGGGCCAACCGCCACTCGTTGCACGGGGGCCAGTGCTGGCTCGTCGTCCAAGTGCAGGAGGAGGTCTACGTCTTCAACGCCGCCACCGCCGCGATCTCGATGGACTGGACCCGCGCCGAATGGAGCGAGTTCGGCAGAGTCGTTGTAATGCGAAACGCTCGTACCGTGCACCTACTTGACGCGCTGGCCGCTTGCGTGCTCTAATTCGTTCGTCGGAGGTCTGTAATCGGTCTTGAACCGGTGAAGTAGGCTCAGCCCGTGCGATTCGGGACAAAGTATCGAGGGGTGGACGACCTTGAGCCACCCCCCAGCGCTTGTGCAATGCAAGCGAGGAACGAAACCCCACCGCGTTCCACCGTTCCACCGTAATGGAACGCACAATGGAACACTCCTCCCATTCGAAGAAAGCCCCGGTGTTCCACCGTTACACATGCGCACACCCATGAGGCCCTGTCACGAAAATTCGAATATGGGGGGATACGAGATGGAACAATGGAACACGATGCTCTTCCCGAATGGGAGAAGCGTTCCATCAACCGTTCCATCATTGTGGAACGATGGAACACGAACGAAGCGATTCAGACGACAAGACTGGTCCACCACCACACTGGGGTTCGCTTAGAGGTTCCTCGTGTATGCGCACGATTGTTCATAGTCGGAAACTATCGGCGGACGCGTCTCGATAGTCCATAGTCTCCGCCTATCGTGCCCCTCGCGACGATAGTCCGGAGCTAAAAATAGCCTGTAAATCTCCCCCATTGTGCCGCTCCCCGCGCCTGTGGTTTAATTCGGCCTATGGACTTTTCAACCAAAGCTAAACTGCTAGAGGCCCGTGGCGCTGAGACGATCGCGGACTACGAGCGCCGTGCCGGGATTTCGGTTCAAACGCTGCTCAGCATGGTGCGAAATGATCGCGTTCGCATTCCTGATTCCCCCGCGTGCCGACTGGCGCACTCCCTCTCGTGCAACGACCCGGCGCTGGAGGCGAAAGGCGAGTTGAAGCTCAATGAGGAGAACAAAGCGTTCTCCATGCTGGTCATCATCGCCGAATTCCGGGACGGTCCCGAGAGTGCCCGATTCTCGATGCGTCACGCGTACACCAGTGCCGACGTGCACCGCTCGACGATGGTGGAGTGGCGCAAAATCCACAAGCTTTTCGACTCGATCATGGAGAGCATTCAGGACGAAATGGTGGACACGATGCGGGCCGAGGTGTACCGGCGTGCGGTGGTGGGCCACGACGAACCGGTGTTCTACCAAGGCATTCGGACCGAGACGGTGCGCAAATTCAGCGACTCGCTCTTGCAATTCACCCTCATGGGCTACGATTCGAAATTCCGGGCGAAAGACGTGAACATGAATGTGTCCGGCTCGCTCGACTCCAACGTTAACATCGAGGGACTACGTGAACGGCTTGCACAGCGGCTTGTCTCGAAATCAAAGGAGTAAGGCGCGAGCCCTCCAGCGAGACGCGGCGAAAGACCCGGCGAACTGGTACGAGTTCGTCTCGTCCATGTCGGACCCCGAGGCGCTCGAGCTGTTCTACGACTGGCCCACATGGGCACGCTCGAACCAGACGATACCGCCGGGAGCGGACTGGACCATTTGGATGATTCTCGCCGGACGCGGGTGGGGCAAGACCCGGTGCGGTGCGGAGTTTGTGCGCTACCACGTGGAAAACGGGCTCGCTAGCCGCGTGGCGCTGATCGCCGAGGATGCGGGCGACGCTCGCGACGTGATGATCGAGGGTGAATCGGGGCTGCTGGCTATTTCGCACCCCAAATGCAAGCCGGTATTCGTCCCCTCCAAGCGCCGGGTGGAGTGGCCCAACGGCGCGATCGCGACGATCTATTCGGACAACGACCCCGAGACGCTACGCGGACCCCAGCACGATCTGGCGTGGGTGGACGAACTGGCGAAATTCCGCAACGCTGAGGACATGTGGTCCAACCTTATGTTCGGCCTACGACTAGGACAGCGCCCCCGCGTCTGCATCACGACCACGCCGAAACCGATTCCCATCGTGCGCCGACTACTGGCCGAGGACCGCACATTCGTGACCACCGGCACGACGCACGAGAATTTCAACAACCTCGCGCCGACGTTCCGCGACGAGATCGTGTCGCAGTACGAGGGCACGCGCATCGGGAGGCAGGAGCTGTACGCTGAGGTGATCGACCCGGAGGACTACGGCATCGTGCGCCGCCCATGGTTCAAACTGTGGGATGCGAGCAAAGCGCTACCCGACTTCCTCTACGTGCTTCAATCGTACGACTGCGCGTACACGGACAAGACGATCAACGACCCCACGGCGTGCAGCGTTTGGGGTGTGTTCCGCCCGAACGACGACACCAAGCTGTGCGCCATGCTCATCGACTGCTGGGAGGACCACCTCGCCTACCCGGACCTGCGCCCCAAGATCATCGAGGAGTACGGCAGCATTTACGGCGACCCCGGCAAGAAGGTGGACCTAGTGCTGGTGGAGGACAAAGCCTCGGGGATTTCGATCATCCAGGACCTGCAACGCGCCGGAGTGCCGTGCCGCGCCTACAATCCGGGACGGGCCGACAAGACCCAACGGTTGCACCTTGTGGCCAACATCATCGCCCATGGCCGGGTGTACATACCCGAATCGCTCGTGCACCGGGGACAGCCCCGCGACTGGGCGGAGCCGCTCGTCTCGCAGGTCTGCTCCTTCCCCGACTCGGAGCGGGACGACCTGACCGACACGCTCTCCCAAGCGCTGCGACTGCTGCGCGACATGGGCTTCCTCGACATCGACCCGGTAGCGCCCGATACCGAGTACGTGGACGAACAATACCGCGAGAAGAAAGGCAACCCGTATGCCCAGTAGCACTTGGATGGACGATCTGGCCGAAATGCTCAAGACCATGGAGCCCGCCGACGTGGCTACCATGTTTGCCGGTGCTCGCGGCTCAGTGCCGATCTACTCGGGGCTCTACTCGAAGGACGCCAGCGGTCCGGACGAGTTGGCATTCGAGGCCCGCAACCGGGCGACCTCCACTGCACAACGGGATGCAGCGGCGAGCGCGGCGATGCAGCAACAGGCGTTGCAGCAAATCCCGGAGGAGGCGCTGCGCAAGGCCGTCGCCGCACGGATGCGGGAGGAGTCGCAGTACCCGCCCGCACTCGCCACCCGCCGTGCCGACTTCGTACCTCAGCCCCGGCACGAAATGCGAGCGGCACCAGTTGCTCCCGTTCAGCAAAGGCGAGCGTTCAACAAAGGTGGCGGCGTCAAAAAGACGTTGCAGCAGATGGCCGACAGCCTGCTCCTGCGCGGCGTCAAGACCGCCGACAAGCCCGATCTGGCTCGCCGTTCGCTGTTCGGCCTCAAGGCCCAACCCGCGCTGGACCTACCGCTGGCCCGAATCGACGACATCGAGAAAAGCTTGACCAAAGACATGGGGAAAGACTTGGCCAAGGCCCCGGCGATCACCGAGAAGACTGTGACGGTGGACCCCGGTAAAGGTGCAGCGAAATCGACGTTGCAATCCATCAGCGAAACCCCGATGTCGCGCCGCGCGGTGCTTTCCGCTGCCGCCGGTCAGGTTCTGCGCGGCTTACTGCCGGGAGTGGGTGACGTCGTGCCGACGCCGGACATCCTGAGCGAAATCGCCAAAATCGTGGATGTGGCCAAGCCCGTGCAAGCTGCCGCTGCTGCGCTGCCCGTCACTCTCGAATCAGTGCTAGCGGGCGCGATCGGTCAGGGTATCAAGCAAAAGGAAGCAGTACAACTCGCAAGGCTGCAATTCCCGGATTACGAGCCCGGAGTGGTGAAGGACATCTACAAAACGCTGAAGGACCCGTACAAAAACGTCGATCTTGACGGGGACGATGCAGACCTCGCCGACCTACTCGATACGAGTCGCCCCGCAGAGAACATGAAGATGTTCACAGGTGCCCCGTCCGAAAGCCCGCTGTACGCGATGCGCCCGTACATGCGTGCATTGAAGCAAGCGTCGCCCACGGTGTATGATACGGCCAAGGCGTACTCGAAGGACACGGCAATGGATTCAGTCGAGGGGATGGCGCAGAGTGGGTTGCTGCGGAACGAGGACGAAATAGCGCGTTTTCTGCGCAATGACCCCTCGATTTTCGATCTTATCGCAAGACGCCAGTGATCAGTAGCGCTCCGTGTTACAATCGCAACCTACAAAGGAATAACCGATGGCAACCGAATTCCCGCAGGAGCAAGTAGAGCCGCAGGCCGGTCCCGAGGACGAGCAGGGGATGGTGTTCGACTTGGACTTGGACGACCCGTACGCGGAAGTGGAAGAGCAACCGGACGGTTCGGCCATCGTGCGGATGGAGGAATTCCGGGGGCCGAAAGAGGACCAGGATTTCTACGCCAACCTCGCCGACGACCTGCACTCGTGGGACTTGGACAAGATCGCGCTGCGCTATCTAGACATGATCGACAAGGATAGAGAGGCGCGCAAAGAGCGGGATAAGCAGTACGAAGAAGGGCTCAAGCGCACGGGACTGGGGAACGATGCGCCCGGTGGAGCGCAATTCCAAGGGGCGAGCCGGGTGGTGCACCCAGTCATGGCCGAAGCGTGTATCGATTTCGAGTCGCGAGCGATCAAAGAGCTGTTCCCCCCGGACGGCCCGGTGCGGACCAACATCATAGGCGAAGCGACCGAGGAGGAGACCGAGCGGGCGGAACGCAAACGCGACTTCATGAACTGGCAGTTGACCGAGCAGATCGAGGAATTCCGGGACGAGCAGGAGCAGATGCTCACGCAGCTGCCGCTCGGGGGCTCCCAATTCATGAAGCTCTGGTACGACGAGCGCAAGAAGCGCCCATGCGCCGAATTCGTCCCGATCGACAACATCCTGCTCCCCTACTCCGCCGTGAATTTCTACACCGCGCAGCGGGTAACGGAGGTACAGGACATCACGCAGCAGGAATTCGAGTCGCGCATCGCGTCGGGCTTATACCGCGACGTCGCGATCGTGAAAGCGTCGATGGAGCCGGACCCCACATCGCCCGAAAAAGCGAGCAACAAGATCGAAGGCAAGCAGTGGTCCGATAACGAGGACGGGCTGCGCCGGGTGTACCACATCTACACGAACATGGTGGTGGATGACGACTCGCACTCCAGCGGTGATCTCGCCCCCTACATCCTCATGGTGGACGAACTCAACACCGAGGTGATCGGACTGTACCGCAACTGGGAGCAGGGCGACGAGGCGATGGCGAAGCTGGACCACATCATCGAGTACAAATTCATTCCGTGGCGCGGTGCCTACGCGATCGGACTGCCGCACCTGATTGGGGGCCTCGCGGCGGCGATCACCGGCGGACTGCGAGCGTTGCTGGATACGGCGCACATCAACAACGCGGCGACGATGCTCAAGCTCAAAGGCGCGAAAATCTCGGGCCAGTCGCAGAACGTGGATGTGACGCAGATCACCGAGATCGAAGGTGCACCGGGCGTGGACGACATTCGCAAGATCGCGATGCCGATGCCATTCAACCCGCCGAGCGAAACGCTGTTCAAACTGGTGGGATTCCTCACCGACGCGGCCAAAGGCGTGGTGACCACGAGCGAAGAGAAGATCGCGGAACTCAACGCGAACACGCCAGTGGGTACGACTCAAGCGTTGATCGAGCAAGGCTCCAAGGTATTCTCGGCCATTCACGCACGACTGCACGATTCGCAGAGCCGAGTGTTCCGAGTGCTGCAGCGCATCAACCGCTGGTACCTCGACGAAATGCGCATGGGCGACATCGTGCAGGAGCTGAACATCCGGCGCGAGGATTTTAACCGCAACACCGATGTGCTCCCGGTGAGCGACCCCCACATCTTCTCCGAAACCCAGCGCATGGCGCAGACCCAAGCGGTGATGGCGTACATGGACAAGTACCCGGACCTGTTCGACCGGCGAGCCGTGGTGCAGCGGGCGCTGAAGCAGATGAAGGTGCCGAACGTTACCGAACTCATGCCCGCAACCGCCGAGCCGATGGAGGTGAACGCAGCCGAGGAGAATGCGGCGATGGCGATCGGACGTGCCGCGTTCGCGTACCCACACCAGAATCAACTGGCGCACATCCAAGCGCATCTGGACTTCGCACTGCACCCGATGCTGGGCGCGAACCCGATTATCGCGCCGAAATTCCTGCCCGCGTTCCTCGAACACTTCAAGCAGCACTTGATGCTCTGGTACTTGGGCCACATGAATGGCTACGTCGAGGAGTCACTGGGCAAGCCGGTCAAGGACTACGACATCGCGGGCATCACGGGCGACATCGACAAGCTCTACGCGCTAGCGTCGCAGCACACGGGGATGGATGCGAAAGAAGCGTTTGTTAAAGTGATGCCAGCGGTACAGCAGATCATGCAGATGATGCAGCAATTCGCGCCCAAGCCTCCTATGGACGGTTCGGACCAAGTGGTGCTGCAAACGAGCATGGCGGAGACCAAACGGCGCACCGAGCGCGATGCGCGGGAGCTGGGGATGCAGCAGGAGAAGCTCACCAACGATGCACTGGCGAAGAATCGGGAGCAGCAGATCAAGATCGCGCTCAATGCGAACGATAACCTGACCCAGGAACGAATCAAGTCTGCAGAACTGTCGAATAACGCGCAGTTGCTGCAGCAGGAGCAGGAGCAGACTGCAATGGCCGCGCAGGAAAGCGCACAACGAACCCTAGGAGTGTAACTTATCATGGCACAAAACGATAGCGCCCAAATGGGCCAGGACGTCCCCTACCACAAACGCATCGCAATGGGTGTGAAGCTCGACGGCTCGACGCTGGGAAGCAAAGCACCGGCGAAGTCTCCTTCCCCCGCTCGTCGCGGCGGTGGAGCACTGGCGCAAGCCAAGAAGAAATAACAATGCGATACGTCAGCGACTTCATTGGTGCTATTGAAGTGCGCAAATCGGCGATCGCGCAGTCATTGGTGAGTGGTAATGCCACCACCCATGAGGCCTACCAACGCCTAGTTGGCCAGCACCAAGGGCTTGTAGAAGCTCTGGTAATCCTAAATGACCTATTAAAGGAAGACGACATAGATGAACGATAACGAACCGGTAGCTTCGAATGAAGCAGCGTTGCAGGAAGCATTTCCAGCAGTCAATCCCGGTGCAGTCCCAGTAGGTGGACGAATTCTAGTGCAGTGGCGTGCCACTCCGAAGAAAGTCACCTCCTCTGGAATCGTACTAGTAGAAGAGACTAAGGAAACCGAAAAGTGGAACAATCAGGTGGCGAAAGTCATCGCGATGGGACCGCTAGCTTTCAAGAAACGCGACAGCCTCGACCCGTGGCCCGAAGGTAACTGGGTAGAAGTTGGTGATTATGTCCGCATGCCCAAATGGGGCGGAGACCGATGGGAGGTGCCGTACGGCGACCCAGAGCTGGGCGAAACCGCTCTATTCAGCGTTTTTAACGATCACGAAGTAATCGCCAAGGTTACGGGTGACCCAATGAAAGTGAAGGCATTCCTATGAACCCGACAGAAAAACTTGAAATGCAGGTCGCCGAGGATGCGGACGGTTCCGCAGTCGCGATTCTGCCCGAAGGCGACATTTCACCCCAAAACGAGGGGCGCAACGACTCGAATGATGGGGACGACGACGACCACCCGGCGGACAACATCCCGCACGCGGACCCCGAGCGCGAAGCGCTGCGACTAGCGAGGCGCGACGAGCGGCAGCTGAAAAAGCGGTTGCAAAAGGCGAAGCAGTCCGAAAGTAGCCACCTGATCACCTCGCTGCGACGGCAGAACGACCAGATGGCCGAGCGCCTGAGCGTCTTGGAGAAGCGCACCGCAGGGTCCGACCTTGCGCGGCTGGACAAGGCGATCGAGGACGGGCATCTGCGGCTGCAATACGCCAAAGCGAAGTTGAAAGAGGCGGCGGAAATGGCCGATGGCACTGGGATGGCCGACGCGAATGAGGCGTGGTACGACGCTCGACGCCAAGTCGAATCGCTGGAAGCGCTGAAGAAGAAAGCGGTATCCTCCGAGCCCGACCGCAATGCGGTACCCCGCGCCCCGGACCCGCTACTCAAGCGCCACGCATCGGACTGGATGGCCCGGAACGATTGGTACGACCCCAACGGCGGGGATACCGATTCGCAAGTCGCCACGAAGGTGGACGAGGGGCTCGTCGCCGACGGCTGGGACCCCAAGAGCGCCGACTACTGGGTGGAACTGGATAATAGATTGACAAAATACCTGCCGCACCGTTATAATGCAGGTAACGACAATCAGTCGTCTAATCGGAGACCCCGAAGTGTGGTAACAAGTTCAGGCCGCGAATCCTCAACCGCTCAACGCGGTAACGAGTTTCGTCTGTCGCCCGAGCGAGTTAAAGCGATCAAAGATGCCGGAAGGTGGGAGAACGTCACCGACCGCAACAAGATGATTCGTAAGTACGCGGAATATGACCGCATGAACACAAACACAAGGGGATAATGATGAAAGATGAACGATTGAAAAAAGATCTTACCGTTGGTGGCCGTGAGTCTCGCGCTATGCAAGACAGCAATCGCGGAGCAGCAACGGATGAGTTGGCTAGTGCTCAGGAGCGTCGTAGAATGTTCCGTTCGGAGTGGGTGCAAGAGTCCCTGCCGAAACCCCCGGATATTCCGGGTTTTCACGTGTGTTGGCTTTCGACCACCAATGG